CCTGAGAACATCTCATCAATATACTGTTCCCAATGCTTGCCAAAGGACAAATCAATATCAAACTTCTTTAGTTCCTTTATGTCATTACTGTCATTTAGTGGCATATATATTCCTTTTATGTGAAATCAGGGCTCCATATCTTCGATTCTGGAGGACTTCTCTATGTGAGCAAGGGGTAGGGTAGGGGTAAAATCATTCATTTCCTCCAATCACTCCTCCATAATCTTGGGTTTTGCATAACAGTGTTATGCGATTCTTTCTTCTTTAATTCCTGTTGCATCTTGGCAGTCCTGTCCATGCGAACAAGACCCCAAGAGTTTTTAGGTGCATCAGCCACCAATCCAACCAAAGAGCATAGCCACTACGACAATCGCAAGGAATACCGTGAGTGATTTGTTCTTCAATACTTTGTCTATTAGTTCTTGATAATTCATTCGGATAACTCCTTACGAATATCATCATCCAACAAACGCCATATAACTACTGCTGCAATTAAACCAACAAGACCAGCAGAACCTAACTGTCCTATGATTCCAATGATTGTACCAATGACATTGCCGCCCAAGAAAGGTACGCTATGACCGAAAACGATTTGAAGAACAATCGCTAAACTAATCAACTTAATACCTACATTTATACTAGCATCAGCGATGCCCATTATTTTACTTAACATTATTTTTACTCCTTTTTAGTTTAACACTTCCAACACCCACTCCATCTTCTACTTTTTCAAAGTCAGAGCCGAGTTCTTTTTTATATACGGATTCCATAAACTCTTCAGATTCATCATCATCAAACAATCTTATGTACTCAGAGTCCTGAGTGAAGTCAACCTTTCCAGTAGACTTTAAGATTTCATCTTCAGCTTCTTCACCTAAATCTGGTAGTGGTTCTGGTAGTGGTTCTAATTCTTCTTGCATTTGTTCAGATACTGTCATAACTGCCCGACCATACTTCTCTTTCATACTAACCCCCTTCTGTAATTTTCTTATGTATTCGTTTGGTGTCAACATAGGGTTCTCCGCAATGCGTACAAAATAATTTCTTTGGTTTCCAGTTATCTGTATTAGCTATAGACCACCAACCATTACATTCCTTACAACTGAAATGCCAGATTGTTTCTTTATTCACCAAATCCATCTATTGCTTTTGGTGATAAGAAACCCTCTCTCTGTTCAGGTGTCATCTTTTGATATTCAGCTAAGGTTTCTATCCAGCGTTTATCACTAAGTTTATGCCAGCCTACACACCTACCAACAGGTGAACGACCACAACTACATCCAAACTTTTTATGTTGTGGAACACCTCTAAAATTCCCCAACTTCCCACCCTACACACATAGATGAATCTGCTGGTCTACATTTTAGTTGATTCATCTCTTCTACCTTAGCCTCAAATTCAGCACATCCTGCCAGCAGATAGACTGATAATACTAATACCAATGCTATAGTTTGCATACGCCATCCTCACAATCATCATCATTAACTTTAATAATATATTCTCTTGAATATCGTTTGGGTAGGTCTTTTGTATTTTTCGGGAGATTATCTAGGTTTGCTACTGTGTATTGTTGCAGAATTTCCTTGTCTGATCGTTTTTTTAATCTTTTAATATATTTATTATAAGCATCTTCAAATGATAATCTTAATATGGATGCCCTCTTGGCATAATCTTTTGCTAACTTTTCACACATTTCCCCTCTTGTCATTATTAATCCCCTTTATTATATACCCTTCCGTTTTGTTTGTTTTTTCCATCATTGTAAACAAGATTCGTGGTTTATTGCTATATTTTTTACTAGCAAAAATCTCAACTACTTGTCTATCATCTATAAAATAAACACCGTTCAATGAGTCTAATATTGCTTTGATATAATTATCAATATCAGAATTATTATTACAATAGGTGTTTTCTCTTTCCAGTCTTTTCTTTTTTGACCAAGACTGAGGTATCTTGATCTTGAATCTCAAGGAAACACAGACTAGATTTTCACAAGGAGTCGTGTCTAACTCACTTGTGAGTGCTTCCATTTCTTTTTTAAACTGAGTGTACTTCTTTGGGTAGTATGTAGACCACCTTGCTACCCTAGGTCTTGATGCTGGAACAGGATTTATATCAAATTTATGTGAGATAATCTGGGTTTTCATATCTAAACGCTTCAAGTTTATCTATAACGAGGGATAAGTGAAATCTTATTTCCATATCTCTAGGCTCATCTTTTTCTCTCGCTAATTCTAACGCATCTTTAATACTTGATAATATTTCATCTATTTGTTCATCCGCTCTTAATCTCATTATATAATGCTAATCCATAATCATCTGTCCTTGGAAGTTTAATACCCCACTCACCAGAGAACATCTCAATTTCAAAAAGATAATCTATAAACTGCATGACATTCAATTCTTTTGTAGATGGTATCTGAGATATTGTATCACCTTCTTTAGTGGTAAATTCTGTTTTATCTAAGAATTTGTTTGCTAAAACAAGATGCATTTCATCTTTAGTATAGCCTATTTCCCCTGCCAGTATACTCATCCAAGACCAATAAAGGCGATTTTGAGCATCTGAACGCTTGGGTTTTCCTTGTGAGATAGAGATCGTTGCCACTTCACACTTGAGATTATCTTTCCAAAAGTCTTTTACAAGTGTTCTAAATATTGTTTCTTTTGGTTTGGCTTTATAAATAACCCTAGAAATCATTGTAGCACACCTTTCTTCTTTAATTGCTTTTTTTTGTTCATAATTTTCTTGGGTAAAAACATCACGCTTTGACGGACAGCGTGATGTAGTTTGTTTCTAATTGGGTGTGGCTTCTTATGGCTCATGCCTGTCTTTCATTTGCTCCTCTATCTCTTTCTCGATAAAGAAACGAGCCTTACGCAAATCTTGGATTTGCCCACTTTTGTTTCCAAGATGTTTATGTTGCCATCTGCATAAATACTTCACAGCAGATGCCGTCAAATACCCCATCTTTTGGTCGATGATAAAATCAATAACTTCTATTCTTTTCCCGACCTTATAGTAGTCGGGGGAAATTGAGTTGTTGGTTATATCTTCAACCACCTATCCACCCAAATAGCATTGCAAGAACCACTATCGCTAAAAAAACTGTAAGCGATCTATTCTTCAATACTTTGTCAATTAACTCTTGGTAATTCATTCGGACAACTCCTTTCTTATGTCGTTATCCAATAAACGCCAGATTACAAGGGCTGCCAATAGACCAACCAAACCAGCAGAGCCAAGTTCATTGACTATACCGATGATTGTGCCTATAACATTACCACCAAGAAAAGGTACTGAATGACCGAATACAATCTGTAGCACGATTGCCAAACTAATCAGTTTAATACCTACATTTATACTAGCATCTGCGATGCTCATTACTTTGTCTAACATACTTTTCTCCTCTTTAAAAAAAGAACCCCTATTTTAACTGAATTAATCTTTTACGGAGAAGTATTTTTTGCGTCTGAATTACTGCTCTTAATATCTGATGTTCTAACCATTCACTCTCTATTGGTGGATTAAGTTGCTTTCTACCATCAACGATATCATGGCAATTAATACAAGCATACATTCCAAAAAGGTCTGATTGCTTAGTTCCCATGCCACCACCATTCATGTGTGCAAAAACAACAGTATTATTTTCTGGCATACAACCATCTAATCGAACTTGACAAGGCATATCCCTTGCTGACTCTGTGATTTTACTCATCAAAACCCCCATAAACATTAATTTTTATATCTGTAAATTTAACTGGTTTACCTTTGTAATAGAATTGAAATTTATCATAGAAACAATCATCTACTTCTTGCACACACTTCTGTCCTAATTGTTCACCATCTAAACTTACTGCTCCATCATATTGTATGTCTGATTTTGTGATTTTACTCTCCATAAATGTTTAACTCCATATCTGAAAACTTAGAATATTGTCCATCAAATTTACATTTAACCCAACCGACTTGCCCCATTCTATTCTTGGCGACAATTATTTCAGCTAATCCACGATCTTCTGACTCTTCTTTTTTATAATACTCGTCACGATAAATCATAATTATGCAATCTGCATCCTGTTCTATCTCACCTGACGAGCGTAAGTCACTCATAAGGGGGCGTTTGTTCTCTCTCTGCTCTACCCCACGACTCAACTGAGATAATAGAATTATGGGTATGTCTAGTTCCTTAGAGAGATATTTTAATGAACGAGTTATATGCCCAAGTTCTGAAATTTCTTTCCGTTTGTCGTAATTTAACAATTGCAAGTAATCAATAATAATACAATCAAGACCAATATGCCCATGGATTTGTCTTGCTTTCGATATTATATCTTTAACTGATACAAAGCCACGATCTAAAATAGTCATCTTCTTATTACCTGCATGGGCTAACGCAGTATAAAATCTATCGTTCTCTTCATCAGTAAGTTTGTTGCTATCTATTTTATTGAGGTCAATCTCTGTTTCACTAGCGACAAGTTTCATCATCAGTTGTACTTGTGTCATTTCCAATGAATAGAATAATACATTCTTGGTATTTGATATGTTGTTTGCTATATTAAGTGCAAGAGTGGACTTACCCATTGATGGTCTGCCTGCCAATACAGTAACAGTTCCACCTCTTAATCCATGTAGTAGGGAATCAATAGATTTAAATCCAGTTGATAAACCAGCACCATGAGTATGTATCTCTTCAATATAATCAATGGTCTTGCTTACTGCATGAGCCATTGAACCCTCTTCATCTTTCGCTAGACCAATTTCTAATCGTTGAACAGAATTTACTGTGTCTTGGTAGTTGTCGTATTGAATATTGGTTTTTAGTTTCTCAATCTCATTGGTGATTCGAGTAGTCCGAATATGATTGGCATAAACATCCATATTTGCAACACCAACACAATTCTCTGAAAGCGTAGCAAGAAAAGGAAAACTTGTCCACTCACCAGAATGATTATCTTCTCTATCTATCCAATCTCTAACTGATAATGCATCTATATGGGCATCTTCCTCATCCATTTGCATGAGATATTCAAAAAGTGTGCCTAATTTATTATCTGAAAAATCACTTGGCAATAGTCCAGTAGCCAATACTTCCTTTACTCTTGGCTTTATAAGTAAGCCACCTACTACTGTTTGTTCTGCATCAATCGAGTTCATAAGTTATCATCCAAGAGTTTGCATTTGTTTAACTGTTACAGGGTGCATAACTAACTTCTTGCCACTAGGCAACCAACCCTTATTGGTTTTCATTTCTAAAATTTCATTATCGAAACTTGTTGAATCTCCCCACCTAAATGCTTGAACATGGGCAACAGTATATCCATCCTTGGTCGCCCACTTTAATACTTCTTTATCTTTAGTTGTCCAACCTCTTCTTGCTTGGGCGTGTGCTATTGTCCAACCCAAATCATTTTTTAATCTAAGGATCATTAGGTTGTCTGTCCAACTATTAATTTCTTCAAGTTCTTTTAGT